ATGAACCCCCCTAAAGAAAAGAAAGAGCAGACAACTATAAGATTGCCTGCTGACTTAAAAGAAGAATTAATGAAAATTAAAAGTAAATTTAAAATAAACTTAAATTCCATTATTACTAATCATTTATATAATTTTATTCAAGACTATTTAGAAAGCGGTCGATGTCATCTTGTGTAATTTCACCATTTTCGACTTCATATGCTTTAATTCGTTGAGAGATTATATATTCAATTTCTTTATTAGCTGACCGACTGTTTTCGGCTCCAATATAACGAATTTTAGCAATTAGTTGAGGATTAACACGTAAAGGGAATTGTGGAAATTTATTTCTATTTGGCATAATAGAGCCTCCTTAAAGTGATGTCATAATTATATCACAAAAAAAATAAAAAAACATAATGACATTTACTTGACATCATAAAATTAAAGTGTTAATATGTAAATATCAAAATGATATCTACAAAAGGAGGAGAACATATGAAAGAAGCAAGATATCGCTGCACACTACGATTGCCAAGCGATTTAAATTATGAAATAACTCAATTGGCAGAATATAAAGGGATATCAAAAAATACTTTAATAATCATAGCTCTTTGGGAACTTGTAAAGCAATTTAAACAAGAAAAGGAGACGATATGAACAAATTGAAAGAAAAAAAGGAGATTTATAAAATGACAAAGGAGAGAAAAGAAGAGATATTTTCACAGGAATATTTAAGCATAAATGATATAGGTGAAATATTAGGATTAAGTTATCAAATGGCAGCAAAGAAAATGCGAGAGATAAAGCGAAAAAACGACAGACTTAAATTACAAGGGAAATTATATATACAAGATTACTTCGACTATTTTGATAAGGAGATAAGTCGATGAACGTAACAAAAGAAAAGAAAGAGCAGACAACTATAAGATTGCCTGCTAAGAAAAAAGAGGAACTAATGAAAGAAGCTCAAAATTACGGAGTTAGCTTTAATGAATATTTATTAATACTTATTTATAAAGCTCGTCAGTGTTGACTTCGATTTCTCCGTGTTGGGATTCATAATCAAAAATTAATTTTTCTATTGCAAATTCAATTTGGGCATTAGCAGAACGTTTTTCTTTTTCTGCAATAAATTTTAATTTTTTGAATAGTGTTTCATCAACTCTAAGTGTAATACGTGTAATATAGGCTGACATAAAAATACCTCCAATAAACTCACTTATAAAGTTCATCGGTGTTGACTTCGATTTCTCCGTGTTGGGATTCATATTGAGCTACAAATTGAGATAGGACACGAACAATTTGTTTGTTTACAGACCTATCCTCTTGAATTGCGATATGTTTAACTTTAAGATAAAGCTCATCTTCGCAGCGAAAAGACCTCATAGGTGCATAATTAGACATAAAAAGCCTCCTTACAATTTTGATAACATTATTATATCATAAAAAAATCATTTGTAATACATTCAAAATGCTTGACAAATAATATCATATGTAATACAATATGAAATGTAATACAAATGATTTCATAAAATATACAAGGAGGTAAAAATGGAGCAAATAATGTTTAGACCGCAAAAGGAGCAAAAAGAATACTTAAAAGAAAAAGCAAAAAGCTTGGGGATATCGGTAAATGCACTTTTAGTTATGAAAGTCTGGGAAATGATTGAGCAAGATAAACAAGAAAAGGAGAAGAATAATGAAGTTAACAAATGAATTAAAAGAAGCAATAAAAGCTTATTTGCAGTTAAAAAACGATTATGTAACGAGACAGCAGATATGCATAGCGTTAGGAATCAAATACGATAAATCGAATGACAGGAAAATAAGGCATATAATAGCCCAGATAGCGGCGGAAACGCCGGTGCTTAGTCCAAGTAACGGAAAGGGATATAAACTGCTTGAAGAGCCTAAAAACGAAGCCGATGTATTGGATTTAATAAGGCAGCAGAGAGAGAACAGTAAAAGAGCAAGAGAGATAGAAAAACGTAATGTGCCGATAGATGAAGCTATAAGAAAGCTTTGTATTTTGGAAGGGAATAGGTAATGAATATATATATTCCATGTATAAATTGCAAACATTATAAAAATTGCTTAGGAAGAAAGAAAAATATAAAAGCGCTGTATGAAGGGAAAATAATTTGTCTTGATGAAGAAAATATTATCCCGGTTAATGATAGACATAAGCAGCCGTGGTTTGCTCGATTACTTTCCCAGACGGACAACAAATTATCCGGGTTACACGAAACGGATACGGAAGTAAAACTTCTAAACGAGGAGTATTCGAAAGTTGTCCGCTCCAGTATTTTACAGCTTCTTCGAATTTGTGAGCAATTGAATCAGGAAGAATAATAATTATTTTTTATTACTTCTTCCGCAAAGGTAGTCTAAAGATACTTTAAAAAAGTCTGCAAGTTTAACAGCAGTAGCTATATCCGGAATTCGTTCACCATTTTCGTAACGTTGATAAGTCCTTAATACTATATCGACAGCTGTAGCAACCTGAGTTTGAGTTAAATTCTTACTTTTTCTAAGTGTAATTAGTATATCGGAAAAATTATTCATCAGTCAACGAAAAAAGTTGTTCAACTGGTATGTCAAGAGCTTTTGCGATTTTTAGAGCATTACTTATTGAAGGTTCACGTTCTTTGACTTCATAGTATTGATAAAGGCGAATATTAATGCCGCATTTATCAGCCATAGCTTTTTGAGTTAAGTTGTGAGAAATTCTATATTGTTTCAAATTAGATTTATATGACATAATTCACCTCTCATCAGAGCGACCGCAGAGATAGTCGAGAGATACGTTAAAGTAATCGGCAAGAATTATTAAGGTGTCTATAATGGCTGGAGTTCTGTCTTTTAGTTCGTAACTTTGTAAAGTACGATAACTAATTCCTGTTTCATCTGATAAAGCAGTAATAGATTTATGTTCTGATTTTCTAAGTTCCCTTAATCGTGTATAAAAAGTATTCACAAAAATTTCTCCAAATATTATTATAAAATCGCTTGACTTATGCACGAATGTGTATTATAATTTATACACAATCGTGAACGAAATCAAGAAAGGAGGTAAAATGAATTTGTTAAAGCAACGTCGTGAGGAGTTGCAACTCACACAAAGGCAAGTGGCGGAAAGGGCAGAAATGTCAACACACACATATCAAAGTTACGAAATGGGATTAAGAGTTCCAAACGTATACGCCGCAATCCGCATTGCCAATGCATTAAATACTCTACCTCATAAAGTATTTATTAATAATTGTAACATAACACACGATTGCAGTCAAGAAAAAAGAGGTTGCAAGAATGAAAGAACAAACAGTAAAAAGAGCGTATCGCTATGAAACATGCAGTGAGTGCAAGCGATTTTCGGAGCTATATGTGAAGACCAATATAAGAACATATAGACCGTATGAACAAGGAATATGCAAGGCATTCGGGAAACTGAAATATTTAGAAACAATCAGATGTATATGTTTTGAAAGAAAAGAGGATTAAGAAGAATGGATATACAAGGAAGCATAAGATTTTTAAAAACGGTATCGAAATACAGTTTAACTGAGTTTATCAACTACGCTTGGGAAATAGGCACTATGGCAGTAAAAGCAGGGTGCTTTGCTGAATGGGCGGACAAGCTCTGGAAAGAGTTAGGAGAGTAAAAATGAAGAGATATGTATTTAATTATGTAGTATCGGTAGAGGTTGAAATCGACCCGGAAGAATACGGCTTCAAAGAGGATTACGAATTAAGGAGTATAGCCGCAAGAGAAGGGTTTGAAGAATTAAGCGAAGTAGTAGGAAGAAGCGGCTCGGTTGATTTTATAGACGAAAACACATTGTACGAAGAATGTATAGAAGAACACGACGACATAATGACCGAGGACGACTATTATAACGAAGACGATATGGAATGCAAGAGGTTGTCAGCATGAGCGATGTATTGAAGAAAGCAAGCGCCGCGCATACAAGGTATTATACGTCTTTCGGGGAACAGGTCCCCGGGGCTACAACCATAACAGGGCTTTTGAATAAGCCGGCATTGGTTAAGTGGGCGAATAAATTAGGGCTTGAAGGTATAGACAGCAGTAAATACGTAGATAAAGCGGCAAAGATAGGAACATTAATACATTCAATGGTGGAATCGCATATAACCGGCAGAGAATTGGACCTGAGCGATTACAGTGAAGTTGAAATAGAAACTGCGAAAATTGGATACAGAAAATATATTGACTGGGAGCAGCTTCATACAATAGAACCTATATTCAACGAGAGGGGATTTGCTTCAGATAAATACCGATACGGCGGTACGTGCGACTTTTACTGCATATTGGACGGAGAACCGACACTGATAGATTTTAAGAGCTGCAAGGCCGTGTATGACGAGCAATTCTGCCAGGTAAGCGGATATGCCAATCTGCTGAAAGAACAGGGATATAAAGTAAAAAGAATCCTTATATTACGCATAGGCAGAGACGAAACGGAAGGGTTCGAAGAGAGATACATAACCAGGGCACAGATAACGAAGTTTTTCGAGATATTCAAGAATTTAATCAAGATATACTATTTAAAAAAGGAGCTTAATTGGAAATGAACGTATATGAAAAATTAGGGGAAGCAAGAGCAGAATTAAAAGGGAAAAATTTAAAAATGAGCGGTAAAAACGCATACGCAGGATATGAATATTTTGATTTAAAAGATTTATTGCCGCAAATAACAGAAATCGAAAGAAAAAACAAGCTGCTTTCAGTAGTCAGATACAGCGCAGATATAGCCACGTTAACGGTATATAATACGGAAAATCCGGAGGAAAAAATAGAATTCAGCAGTCCTATGAGTACAGCGGAACTTAAAGGCTGTCATGCGGTTCAGAATCTCGGAGCAGTGGAAACATACGTCAGAAGATATCTTTATCTTGCCGCATATGAAATAGTAGAAGCGGAACAGCTTGACTTGACGCAGGGAAAGCCCGATAGAGCCTCGAAAACGCCGTATGAAGGCGGAAACGGCAATAAATGGATAAATGTCAATGAAGCCATAAAAGGGACGTCATTGAGCTTAAAAACGGTCGATGAATGGATATTGAAGAAATTCGGACAAGTTGTTAAAATCAATGACTTGAGTGATGAACAATACGGCTTGCTGATGGAATCCATAAAAAAGGCGAAAGAAAATGCAAAAGAGTAAGTTTACCGCAGAAAGAGCATACAAAATAACGAATGAAAACGATGAAACAGTGCTTTGTTTCGTAGTCTCCAAAGACAGTAAGCAAGCGGCGTTAATGGCTCTTGAAGAACATAGAAAGGGCAGAACGGATGTTGAAATAAAGAACTATAAAAGCCAAAGAAGCATTGAACAAAACCGTATGTTATGGGCGTTGCTCGGTAAAATGGCGGAAGCCGTAAGCGGAAAAAGCACACGGACAGCTACAGAGGAATGCTATTGTCAGATGCTTGAGGAAACAAACGCAGCTTATGAATATCTGCTGGCGCTGCCACAAACGGAAAACGAATTAAGGTCGGTATTCAGAGCAATTCGAAAGGTAGATGAAAGAGAAGTAAACGGTAAAGTCCTTAATATGTACAGGTGCTATAAAGGTTCGTCAAAATATGACACTAAGGAAATGACTCTGCTTATAGAAACAACATTGGACAAGCTCGCAGAGCTCGGAATTTATGACAGCGAAATAGAACAGATAATAAGTGAATACAACAGACGAGAACAGAATTTTTTAAATTAATAGGTAAGAATTTTTTGGAGGAAAAATAATGAATAATATTGTACTTATAGGTAACTTAACAAAAGAGCCGGAGAGCAAGATGACTCAGTCAGGAGTATTGGGGGCTAAGCTTAATGTAGCCGTAAATCGTAGGTTTAAAAACGAAAACGGAAAGTATGAAGCAGACTTTTTCACTATTACTGTTTGGAAAGACAGAGCGGACGTATGCTTAAAATACCTGAAAAAAGGCAGTAAAGTAGCAATTTCGGGAACATTACAGAACAGCAACTGGACGGATGATAAGGGCGTCAAACATTATTCGAATGAGATAATTTGTGAAAATATAGAGTTTTTATCGAAAAAACACGTTGAAAACGGTTACGTTGAATCTAAAGACCAAAGACAGATATTTGAGGAGGATTTACCGTTTTGAAGTTTCGAATAAACACTAAGCTGCCGAGTTTGAACGACTATATAGACGCTTGCAGAAAGAATAAATACGCGGGTGCCGACTTTAAAAGAGAGACCGAAAATACGATATTGTATTACATATATGACAGCATAAATAAAGGGGAGATAAAACCTGTATCAGGTCAATGTTTTGTTCATTTTGAATGGAATGAGCGCACAAAGAAAAGGGATGCAGACAATATAGCAAGCGCGAAAAAGTTTATACTTGATGCTTTGCAGAAAACCGTAATACTGCCAAATGACGGCAGAAAATATATAGCCGGATTTACTGACAGAATAATAGACAGCACAGAAAATTATGTCGATGTAGTAATTGAGGAGATAAACAATGGGGATTATACGCGATAGTTTTATAATATTTAAAAATTGGGCTGATGCTATTAATACTCTTCCGGATGAATATCAGCTTGAAACATATAAAGCGTTAGTGGAATACGGAACAACAGGCATTGTACCGGAAAATATATCCGCTGTTACAAAAGCTATGCTAATAAGTTTCAGTGTTGGTATGGAAAACAGTATTGTAAGATACAATAATGCGGTTGAAAATGGGAAAAAAGGCGGCAGACCAAAAAAAGAACAAAACCCAGACGAACCCAGAGAAACCCAGGGTGATAATTTAGAAACCCAGAAAAACCCAGAGAAACCCAGAAAAACCCAGACGAACCCAGACGAACCAACCCTTAACCTTAATGTAAATGATAATGTAAATGTAAATGATAATGTTAATTATATACCCCCCAATAGCGCGTGCGCGCGCGTATGTGATGAAGATTTTGCTAAAAAGTATGAAGAATTTATGAGTAAACATCCCACAGTATTGCCTGATAGTTGTAACGGCTATATAGACGAAATAGACTTTGATATATTAGATGACGAGATAAAGAGGAGTGATATTCTTCAACAGCAAACATCAATGGCCTGGTTTATAAAGCAGTGGAATAAAATCCAAAGCGGATATTTTAGAAACTATGTAAAGCCTGCTGCTAAAAAGTACGATGACAGAGGCTTAGACGTATTGGAAGAGTTGTATAAGCAGTATGACGAGGAGGAAAAACAAAATGCAAGTGGCTAAAAAGGACATTGTAACCTACATATCGGTTATCAATCTCAATTTTGACAGCCCTTATGCCAACATCACGAAAGAGAAAATGAATTTGCTGATAAATACTTGGTATGACTGCTTAAAAGACTATCCGAAAGAGTTGTGCGACCGGGCTATGAAAGAGTTGATAATAAGCTACAAGTACAAGTCTCCGAAGTTGCCTGATTTAATAGCCATAATAAACGATTACATTAATGCAGGGGAAAAAACAGCAAATGAACTTTGGGAAGAATTAAAAAAGGCATTGATTGAAATACGTAAGCTCGCAGATAAATTTTATATTAACAAGATAGTACTAAGTCCTGAAGGGGAACAATACGAATATGAAGTTAAAGGTAAAAAGTATGCTTATACCGTAGGACAAGTTTGTCGAATGCAAGCAGAGGATTTATACAATGCTTTGAGTTCTGAGATACGGGCAAGATACACAAGTTTTTCATCAATAATCGAGTTATCACGAATGAGTGAAGAACAGATTGCATTTGAAAAAAACCGATTTGAGAAGAATTTATTCGAAATAAGAAGGCGAATAAAACTAAAAAACGAAATAAATAGCGAATTAAAAGTGATATATAGCAATAATAGCGGAGACTTGTTAGAATGAAATTAACGCATAAAGACGAATATTTACCAAAGGCAGCAAACATATTAGCATACATATTACCCGGAGAAAAAGAGCGTATATGTTTTTATTGTCCGGAAAAGAAATGCAAAGGTGAATGTAAAAGATACAAGGAAGAAATGAAGAAATTAAAGGAGAGGAAGAAGAAATGAAAATAAAAAATAATACTTGTTATTACTGCAAAACTTTTGAACTTGCAGAACAATTTTTAAAAGAGTGTGAAGAGCAAGGCTTTTTATGGTATTGGGGTGAAAAACCTACAGACAATAAAATGTTTGAACGCTTGCGGAGATATACTAAAGATTATGATTATAACGGCGTAACATTTACTATCGGAGCCTGTACTGAAAACAGAATAACGTGGATTGCAAATAAAGATCGTTATATTTCTTTACCTATAATTGAATATAATCCCGAATTAAGGACTATTTGTATTAAGACCGACGGTAAGACAGTTACCGCATATATGGGAGATAAAAAAGGCATAGCTAAATGTTCCCCCGAAGATACTTTCGACCTTTACACGGGCGCAAAATTAGCTATTGATAGACTATTTGATAAGGAAAACCAGGAAAAAAATACACAAAAGATTAATTATAAGTCGTGGATAGGTAAAAAGGTAAGGGTTATTGATAACGAGTTTTCATACTCAACTTATCTCGACTGGGTAAAAGAACACGCTCCCGAATATATTGGTGAATATTCTTATAACCACTTACCGAAAAACGGAGCAATAGGTAAAGTCGTAGCCGTTGATATAAGAGGAAGACTCTTTATAGAAGTAAAAGAGAAAATACTCTCGTCATTTTATTTAATAGATTCGGAAGGAGTAGAACTTATTTAGGAGAACACTGTAAGCATTGAGGAGTCTAATTATGGACAAAGAACAGCAGATTGAAGAATTATACGGTGTGATTGATTTATGGGCAACCAACGCCGTAAAAATAAACAAGTATGACGGTGCAAGCGTTTATAATCCATATAACGCAAAAAGCCTTGCAGAAGCCATTTATAACGCAGGGTATAGGAAATTCAACGGAAGTAATTTTGATTACTGTATTTATTCGAGCGACAAGGAAACGGTTGAAGCGTGTGTGCAAGCACCTTGCCCTGTCGAGAAACGCATATCAGAATTACGCAAGGAAACGGCGAAAGAGATTTTGCGTGAATGGCGAAGTTTATGAATGAAGAGTTTTGTGGCGATGACGCGCCTTGCAATTTCAACGATTATGATGAGTTTATGTACGATAATTGTAAAGATTATTGTGAAATGAACTGTGAAAATTCAGATTGCAGAGAATGTTGGTATCAGTTTTTAAAAGCAAGATTAAAAATAAGGTAGAAGAAATGAAAACATATAGAATAAGTGAAGAAGAAATAAAAGGATTAAGCCCTGTGGCTGTGGGTTATAAAATTTTTAATAATGATTGGACTGCAAAAAGCGGTAACTATGATTATAAAGACGAGAACGGTAATGTACTAAATACTATACATAAAGTTGACGGCGTAATCAGTGAATGCAACTGGGGCTTGCATTTTAGTAAAAAACCGCAAGATTGTTTTAGCTTCTATGAGTGTGTGCAATGGAATAAATTCGCAAAAGTTGAAGCATACGATAAATGTGATTTTGGGGATATGTGGACTGTTGACGAAGTTGTTTATGGTATCAAAATTGGTTATCCTGCTTTTGACCTAAACCGTCATGATTGGGAAATAAACGGACTTTCTAATTTGAATGAAAGCGGACAGTATTATTACGAAGTAATCGGCAACATTCACGATAACAAGTTGGAGGACTTTACAAAATGAACGGCTTTGATGTAACCATTAACAACAAAAAATATTACTGTGTATGCAATTGGATAGAAGCAGAAAAAATAAAAAATGATGAAATTGCATTCGGTGTAAAAATAAGTATTATGGTTAAAGATATTTCTCTCGGACGTTGGCTTTATTGGAAAGAAATAAAAGATACTTATTTAGCGGAAAAACTGTTGGATTTTATAAAAAATACAATAAACGGACAGAGGTCTTTTTATTATATTTCCCAGTCATCGCCAAACGAATAAATAGATATGAATATTAGGTGCGGATAATATTTATAAAAAACAAAAAGGAAAAACCTGTTTTACAAAACTATCCTATACTCCGCACCGTGTAGGATTATTAGGAGTTAAGAAATGCCGGATAAGATATTTATAATAATGGCTGTATGGTACATATTTACAGGAATAGTAACGGCGATAATATGCTTAATAAAGGAGGAATAACAATGACATTTGAAAGTACAAAAAGACTGCTGAAAGAACTTAAGAGTATAAGACGGCTTACAAGAGTTTTACAAGCTGAAATAAAGGAGCTTGAAAGCGATTATGCTCAATTGACTTTACATAGCGCATTGACTTCTACAGAGCCGATATCGCATTCCGGCTGTAATTCTCCTGTAGAAAGAGCATTGGAAAAACTCGAGCTGCAAAGAACAAAATATACTAACGCTCTTGAAAGACTTTATACATTGGAAAATCAAATATCCGATGCTATGGAGTTCTTGACCGAAACAGAAAAAGAGATTATTATAAAATATTATTTGCAAGATAAAAATCACTATAAAATTGCTTATGAATGCTGTTACTCCGAACAACATATACGAAGATTGAAAAATAGAGCTGTGTATATTTTAAGTAAAAATATAAATGAGCGTAAATGAGCGTTTTTTTATGTTAAACTTATAAGGTCGAAATATAGATTAATAAAATTAATAATAAAGCGCTTGATAAAATTTAAGCGTTTTTTTATGTACAGAAATAAGGAGAAGAATGATGTCAAAAGAATATAAAATGAATGAAAATTCGCTTAAGAATTTGATTCCGTTTAACAGTGAAACTGCACGTGAAGCCGGAAAAAAAGGTGGTGCTGCTACGGCAAAAGTAAGGCGTGAATATAAAGATATGAAAAGTATTTTAAAAGTTTTATTAAATATGCCTGTAAAGGACGGAAAATTATTTGATATATCTACCTCCACTGCTTTTTCAAAAATAAATGGTAAAAATTTAACTGTAAGGCAGAAAATGTTAGTAGTACAGATAGAAAGAGCTTTAAAAGGCGATTTGAATTCTTTAGAGTTTATCCGCGACACAGGAGGAGAAAAACCGCAAGAAAGCATTAGTAATACTGACGAAAGGTTAGATGCTCTTTTCGGTGGTATTGAATCGGTATTTAAAAATGAATCAGACAGCGCTGAATAAAATCTATTCGAAAAAACAACAAATTGCACTATCGAATTATTATAATAATAAAAATTTATTTATGTTAATAAATCATGGTGCGGTTAGAACTGGTAAAACACATGTAGATAATGATATTTTTCTTTCGGAAATTATAAGAATACATCGCTATGCAGAAGAAAACGACCTTTTATCACCGTTATATATTCTTGCCGGTGCCAGCATTGGCAATATAGAAAAGAATGTTTTAACGCCATTGAGGCAGAGATATGGATTAAATATTAAGTTAGATAAATATAATAGCTTTTCACTTATGGGTGTAAGAGTCTGTTGTGTAGGCCACGATGACAAAGGGCGCTTATCAAATATAGTAGGTATGACATCTTTCGGAGCATATATAAACGAAGGCAGTTTAGCGCATAAAGACGTTTTTGATGAAATATTAAAGAGAAACTCAGCTGCTCCCGATTTTACTGCAAAGATTATAGTTGATACGAACCCGGATTCACCTGTTCATTATTTGAAAACAGATTATATAGATAAAGCAGATAATAAGCGTATTTTCGCACAGCAATGGGAATTAGAAGATAATACATTCTTGTCAAAAGACTATATAGATAATATGAAAAACACCACTCCAAGCGGTGTTTTTTTTGACAGAAAGATAAAAGGTTTATGGGTTTCAGCCGATGGGGTTGTATATCTTGATTATGCCGAGAGGGACCATTTAATCGACGAAATAAGCAGTTTTAAGTTCGAAAGATACTTCTGCGGCGTTGACTGGGGATATGAACATTACGGCAGTATTTGCCTGTTTGGAGCAGTCGGAGACACCGATATTTTAATTGAAGAAATAACGGAACAACATAAACTTATTGATTTCTGGAAAGCGGAAGCGTTAAAAATTACTGATAAATACGGTAAAAATATACCGTTTTACTGCGATAGTGCAAGGCCCGATAATATAACTACTTTCAGACAGTCCGGTATATGGGCATTAAATGCGGATAAGAATATTTCCCCCGGAATTGAATGTGTAGCTAAACGCTTTAAAGAACGAAAATTATTGATTTACAGGAAAGGAATAAAATTATTTAACAATCAAATTCATTCTTATTGTTGGGATACAAAATCAGGATTGCCGATAAAAATTGATGACGACGTAATGGATGCGGTTAGATACGGCATTTATTCAGACGATATTAAATACCATAGAGCGAGGTAAACAATGTTATATAACGAAAATTTTATACATACAGGCGCTAAATTTCCACCTGTTTGCGAAATATCAAGATTAAAAAAATATGCGGAAAACAGGTTGCTTTTTAACGGAAATACGGAGCAAGTTTTAAGAAGCTACAAAGAGCGAATAACAAATATTATAACTAAATTTACGGATGTTCCTATAACATTTAAAAGCGATATAAATTACTTTAAACTATTGACATTGAAAACAGGTGATTTAGTCTGCGGGGAACCTATTACTTTAAGCACAGACGATTCAAAGAAAGATATGCTTGATGAATTTAAGAATTATGTTGACTTTGACGGAAAACTGCTTGAAAGTGTCTATGATGTTTCTCGGCTTGGGGAATCCATAATTAGAATATGCGAAGACGAAAACAGAAAAGGAAATATTATAGTCTGCAACCCCGACATGTGGTTTCCTGTTTGTAACAGGGAAAATATACGCGATATTAAAGTTCATATAATAGCTTGGATTGATGAAACTGAAATAAATGGTAAAGCAGTTAAAATACTTAAAGTCCAAAAGCATTATAAGGGTTACTACATAAAAGAAACTTATGTTATTAATAACAGTGAGAGAGTAACAGAAGTTATGCCGGACGGAGAAAATATCTCTTATGAATGCTATACTGTCGGTCCGAAAATAGCTGAATCTGGTAAAAATAAAATTGATACAGGATTATCTGATTTTGCGATAGTACAATTAACAGGCACAACGATGCCTGATGATATTCACGGCATTGACGATTATGATGCTATTACTTCATTAGTCGCAGAACTGGAAGTGCGATACGCGCTTGAAAGCGTTATATTGGACAAGCATACCGCGCCCACGATGTATGCGAATGAAAGGGCATTTACTGTTGATAGAATAACCGGTGAATTTTCTGTTAATACAGGAGGCGTAATTCCGGTTGGTGCTGATGAGAATCCTCCGGGATATATAACTTGGGATGCTTCATTACAGGCCAATCATTATATGATTGAACAGTTAGAGAAAAAAATAAACTCTCTTTCTGAAATGGGTGCTGTTATTGATGATTCCGCATTCGGCAATTCTCAAGGATATGAAGCTCTTGAAATACGCATGACGAATGCAAGATTAAAAGCGCGTCGTTTGACAAATAAACTTACAAAACCGGTAAAAAAAATAATAGAATTGTTGTCTGAACTTTGGGGCAGTAAAATTGAAGCAAAAGATGTATCTATATTCTGGAATGACGGAATACCTAATTCAGAATTCAGGGAATCGTCAATTGCTAATCTTAAAAGTTCTTTCTTCTCTAACGGTACTATTTTAAAACAGCATTTCGGATTATCCGAAGAGGAAGCCGCTGAAGAGGTTGAAAAAAAACAGGATGAAAATATCGATTCTTTAGGCGGTGGTTTCGGGTTAGGGGTAAATATCCCGCGGGATACAACGAGCAATGAAAACGACGAATAATTTTCCTGAAAATTCTGAACAAGATATAATAAACGAGCTTGAAGGAAGAGGATATCAGACAATAGAGGAATTTAAACAAAGATTGGGGGATAAGTTAAAAAAGCGCATAAACACATTGAGAAACAACGCTGTAAAGAACCTTGAAGAAAGTTGCAGAGAAGGGCAGGCAAAAGCGATATTGTTGTTAAAAAATAAATATAAAGACAAAGCAATCTCGGCGGAGAATAAAACCGAAAAAATATTAGCGAAAGCCGTAAGGGAAGTAAGCCAGAAATCGATTACAGTATATAATCAAGTAAAAAGGGAGATAGAAACAGCATTAAAAAAAGGCTCTGAAAGCGGAAGGAACGTTGTAATGTCCGCCAAAGAATATTTAATAGAAACCTGGGGAAAGAAGGGAGAAATTGCCTGCATAGAATATAGCGGCGGAGCAAGAGTTCCGTTTGAAAAATATGCGGCAATGGCGGCAAGGACAGCAAATATAGAAGCAGAAAACGCGGAATATATCATACAGGCCGAAAAACTCGGTACAAATTTAGTGCAGTGCATAGGCAACGATATAACATGCGAAGTGTGTGCGCAGTACAGAAACAAAATATATTGCACAGACGGAAAAGACAAAAGATTTCCTCCGCTGAGGGATTCTCCTATGTCCCCGTTAAAAAAAGGATATGATACGATACACCCGAATTGCCGATGTCAGTTTCTGCCGTACTTTGAAGAAAATCACAGCAAAGAAGAAACGGAAAATCTGGAAAGAGAAAGCAATAAAAAGCTGAAAGACAGCCGAACTAAAAGGCAGGCGGAAAAATATCAGGAATGGCAGATAAAGAACAGGCAGCTTAATGAGGAAAGGAATGAATATCAGCAGTTAAAAAAGGTATTAGGTAATGAAATGCCGTATAAAACGCTTGCAAGCTACAGGAGAGCGAGACGAAGTGAAAGTGAAAATTATAGAATATTTGTAAATGAAACATCACAGCTTCAAAGAGCATTAAAAAATGAAAAAATACTTGCATTTTATACGGAAAAAGGTTATAATATAAACGAAACAAGAGAACTTGTGAAAGATTTGAATAGGCAATATCGAGAACAGTCTGAATCAGGTAAAGTTGTTAAAATAGGATTTGAAAAATTTGCTGAAATATTTGTAGAAACAAGTAATGTATTAATTGGCGAAAAAACTTCAACTGGAAGAAATATAGAATCAATAACAATACATTTAGTAGAACGAATAATAGGTGATGGGACGAAAGGACATTTACCAGTGCCGATAAATATAGTTAAAGATGTTTTATTAAATGGTAGAGAAGTTATTAACGATAAATCCATTAAATACATTAAAGATGGGTATTCAGTTTCTTATAATCCCATTAAAAAATCGGTTATACAGACAAATAGGAGTAAAAAATGATTAATATTACTGATAAACAAATAAATCAATTAAAATCTGTTTTATCAAAAGAAGAATACAATGAACTTATGAGGAAAATTAATAATATTGGAGATTTTCTTGATGTGTTGGATAATCTTGAAGCAGCATCTTTAGATGAAAATGATAATATAACATTTAAAACAAATGTACTTGGTACTATTTACGGAGAATTATATAACCAAAATTAACTAACAACGAAGCGCTTGAGAGAGCGCATTTTTAATGCAATAAAACAAGGCAAGGGCGACCTTGCTTTTTTTATACTTAAAAATACGGAGCTGTCCGAGAAACAGCATTCATAAATAATCTTAAAGGCGGAGCCGACCGCTGAAAAAAGGCAGAGGAGAAAATATGAATATTAAATTAGAACAATTGTTATCAGCAGAAACCGTAAAGACGGTGAAAGAGCTGCTGGGCGAAGAGCTCGCCGCGCAGCTTGACGGGAAACTAAAGGATTTTGAAATCGATACGGGCAGAGAAATGTTAATACCCAAAAATGTTTATGACAGCGAAAGGGAAAAAACAAAAGGCTATGCCGAACAACTTGCAGAACGCGACAAGCAGATTGAAGCCTTGCAAAAGAGCGCCGGAGACAGCGATACAATCAAAGAAGAACTAAAAAGACTTCAGGAAAGCAACGCGCAGACAAAGAGCGATTTCGAAAATAAACTCAAAGCAGCGGAAAGAGCATACGCTTTGAAAGATGTATTAAAAAATACGTATAAAGCGAGAGATACCGAAAGCGTAATGCCGCATTTGAACAACGAAACTATACTCTTTTCAGACGGTAAATTTACGGGTTTGGATGAGCAAATTAAAGCTTTACAGAAAGATAAGAGTTATCTTTTTGACATAGCGCCGGCACAGGGCAGCGGAGGAGCACCGCAGAACGGCGGAACTTTCTCTCATGACGTACTCAATGCTCTGTCCGATAAAGAATATTATGAAGCCACATTTAAAAAAAATTAATAAAAAAGGAGATTAAATAATATGGCAAATGAATTTTTAACAGTAAAAGAAATAGCGAGAGCAACATTACCGAGGTTGATTGATAATCTTGTAATGCCTAATCTTGTTTATAAAGATTATTCCAACGATTTTGTAGCCGGTAAAGGCGCAAAAATTATAGTCAGAAAACCCAATATTCTTAAAGCAGAAGAATTCAACGAAAGCGCAGGAGTTTCTATGCAGGACATAAAGGAAAACGGCGTAGAAGTAACTCTTGATAAATTAGCTACCGTAGATGTAGAATTATCTGCTATACAGTCGGCTACCAATATAGAAGATTTACAGGCGCAGGTGCTTTCGCCGGCTGCCGTGGCATTGGCTGAAAAAATAAATGCAGACGGGCTTGACTTATATTCCGATATACCTTATGTCGGCGGTACGGCAGGAACCACGCCTTCGAGTCTCGAAGACTTGGCAGCTGTGAGAAAAATACTTAACGAAAATAAAGTTCCTGTTACTGACAGAGCTGCCGTGTGGGACGTAGAATCAGACGCTAAATTTACTACCATTCCCGCTATAGTCAATGCGAATAAATCAGGCTCCACTGAAGCACTCAGAAACGGTTCTATCGGTAGAATATTCGGATTGGACAATTATATGTCTCAGGCAGTTAAAACCCATAAAACCGGTATTACAGCGGCTACGGCGGTCAAAGTTTCTGCTGTGGTAACAGAGGGAGCCACTTCTTTAGGATTGACCGGTACAACGTTGACGGGTAAATTAGTGAAAGGGGATATTTTAAATATATCCGGTAAATCTTATGTCGTAACGGAAGATTCCGCAGCAGCGGCTTCTAATGCTATAGCAGCGGTAAAAGTTTATCCCGCATTGCCCGCGCTTACAGCGAACACCGAAGTTGTTCTTGCCGGCTCTCATACAGCGAATTTGGCTTTCCACAAACAGGCGTTTGCTTTTGTTACAAGACCGTTGACGGCTCCTAAAGGTGTTGAGTCTTATACGACTTCTTTCAACGGAATTTCTTTAAGAGTAGTTCAGGGATATAATATGCAGTACAAAAAGGATATGCTTTCAATAGATGTTCTTTACGGTTATAAGACATTGTATCCGGAGCTTGCTTGTCGTTATTTAGGTTAAACGGATAAAGGGCGGATTTTCCGCCCTTTTTGCTTATAGGAGGAATTATGTTAACCAAAGGCGAAAACACTTACGCAGATATTGAAACGGCTGATGATTATATCAACGGAACTTATTATGAGTATAATCCTTTACGCGTACATTGGTCTGTTTTGACTGACGGCGAAAAAGAGATGTATTTGAAACAAAGCCTTGTACAGATAGAAAGGCTTCCGTTTCGCGGGCAAAAATATTATTACAGGCAGAAGCTTATGTTTCCGAGATTTGACCCGCAGTCTAAGTACAGCGGATGTTATGCCGGCAGTTATATTTTCAGACCTTTATATTCTGCTGAAATACCGGAAGAATTGGCGACAGCTCAAGCGGAAAATGCTTTGGGAATACTGCAAAAAGAGATATCTTCAGTAACATCCAGACAGTCTAAATCTATGCAGAGTCTGGGCGCTGTAAAAGATATAAAAAATAGTGTTGTTCAATCTTCTTTAACAGTAAATATGCCTTTAACAAGCACAAAAGCATATGAAATGCTAAGAGGTTGGTTAGGAGGTTTAAGATGTTAGAATTATTTAATGATTACCCTGTAATGATAACCGCCGAAGAAGTACAGAATTATTTAAATATTGATATTGCCGAATTCAAAAACTCCGAGTTATTAAACGACGCGCATAAGCATATATACGACTTTTTGATATATCCGACATTTAATGCTGATATAAAGGAAAGAATAATAAAGCAATATAAAAATGACTTGGAAAAGCCGCTAAAAAAAGCGTTACTATCTCAAATAAAATATCTTAGCGAAAACGGAAATATAGGTGAATGGAACGGGATTATAGAATCTTCTTCGAGTGTGGGAACAAAGGATTCTCAAGAACTTTTGACTAAAATTATAGCGCCGGAAGTAATTAATATACTTAAAGGCGCAAAAATAGATTTGTTATACAGCGGTGAATAATATGCGGTACAATTTTAAAAAATCACTTTTTCAGGAAGACGTTAAATGTGCCGCTGAAGACAGGGAAGGCAATATTCTATTTACATTTGAAGCGCATGAACTGGCTCCGAAAAATAATTCAGCCGGATATGTACAGGGCGGCATATTATCCGGGAGTCAATATTATTCAATATTAACAGATGAGCCTCGGGTATGTAATCTCGAACCTTATATCAATATTATTAACGCCGACGGAATCAAATATACTTTAACAAGCGTAGCAAAAGCGAAAACGCATATAGTGAAAGGTTACTTTAAGAAAGAGAAACACGAATATATATTAACTTTGGAGTAAATTTATGAATATCACAAAACAAAGACTTCAATATGAATTGGTTGCCATACTTAAGCAAAATGCTCCAGTCAGAGACGGCACCAAGTATCCGGGCAAAAGAGGCGCAAGTCCATATCCTGGGAACTTGAAAAATAACGGTATATATATTACGGCAAACGGAGTTTATACAGGAGGAGATAACGCACCTTACGCTGTATATACAGAAACGCGTTCTCACAAAAAAGGCTGGCATAAAAAAAGCAATAATCAGTTTTTGGCATTGTTGCAAAGAAAATACGGAGGAGTTATAAAATGACAGATTATGAATTTATTGATTTGAATTTAATAGCATATCATTTTAATCAGCTTCTCGGTTTTAATTATTCCGTAAATTTATTCAGCGCGGATTTTGTGCCCGCATCCGATGGGCGTACACAAGTTACATTCCAGGCAAAACGCAGACCTATAGGTGTTGACGGTGTGAAATCGGAAACATTGGATATAGTGCTTAATTTCAGGGTTAATGTATTGAAAAAAACGCAGGTGCTGAAAGATATACAAAAGCTGCTTGGTTTTCAAACTTATACCATATCTAATGTCGGTGAATCGGAGCTTACGCCGTCTTTTTATATAAACAGTTATCTGTCTCTTGATATACCTTACGGAACGCCTGTAAACGATTGCGGCGAAATAAAGGCAGATTATACCGTTACCGGAACAATGCTTGTAAGTAATAGAGAGGGTGGCGGATATATATCTAATTTCATTGAGACGAAAATATCATTTAAAAATAATTATATAACTTATGAAGATAAATTAATGGTATTAAATTCGAGAATAAAACCCGCTTATACAACCGATTCCCCGGTGAAATTAGGCAATGAAAAAGGCGGTGTGCGTATTTTTGCAAAAATTTATGCGGCAACCGTTACCTGTTTTAATTTAAACAGGGAAATAGACAGATTTTTGCTTAAAGCAATTACGGGTGATGTGGATATAAGCGAAATTAAGCTTACAAGAAGCTATAATAATAACGGAGTTATTGAAGATACCGCAAAAGAATATATAATTATTGACGGCAGCATTGATGAAAACGCAGGAGCCTTTCAGACATATTCTTTAACCTTGCAGGAGCTTTGATATGGAAAATTATACATATAACATTATATTTCCGGAAGAATCTAACGGCAGGCAGACGGAGGGAGAAAACAATATATCCAATCCTCAGGAAGAAGGCGGAATAAACGCTCAGAAACCGACAGAATCAAAAAAGGAAAATGTATCAAAAAATATAGCTTTAGCCGCGGCTACCGATATTTTACGGAAAAGTATCAGTTATACTACCGGAAATATCGAAAAATGGACAGGCAGCAGTAAAGTGCAAAATGCAGTCAACAGTTTACAAAAAGGTATAGGATACGGTATAGCTATTTATGCCAACCCAGTAATGGGAATTACGGCTCTTGCTTTTGATATAGGAACAAGCGCTATTGATTTTGCTTATGAACAAAATCAGCGTGAAATTAACAGACAAATACTATTTAATCGAACTACAATACAAGCTACTCATGAGAGGTAAAAATGTTTAAATACAATGTATATTACGCAGAACCGAATGCGAGCCAATGGACTGAAATTATAGATACGATGTCAGCCGATTTGGAATGGACTGACTTAATAGATAATTCATTATCTTCAGGGAACGGCGGCATGTATAGTGTTGTCCCGGAACTCTTTCCCCGTTATACCAAATTCAAATTAAGAATCAGCGACGATAAGGGTAATACTATACCTTATACAAGATACTTTTTAATGAACGATATATTAGACCAGAAATCGTTTATGAAAGATAATTATATCTTTGATAAAACAACTATGTTTATAGAACCTACAAAGTTATTGCAAGGTTATTACATACCCGGAATGAGCGTAAAACAGCCGCTTACAGGGGAGAAAATAACTCTTTACGATACATTTGTAAGACTGCTTGAAACAACGCCTTTAAGGCAAGTAGGAGAGGATATAATATGGCATTATTATACTGATACGGATAACGACCCGATAACAAATATGTTAAAAGAAACCATTTCACCCGAATTTGTTTGGGATTCTACAAAGAACCTGTATGAATGCTTATACGAAATCGGAGCGGAAATCGGAGCGAAACCGAGACTTACGCAAAATTATACTAATCCGAATCCTGATTATAGTTTTATATTATTCGATTTATATATGGACGAAAAAAAAGATATATCGGATATTAAGTATTACGCATATAGGGAAGACTGCCCGGAAGAAAATTACTGTACAGCAACAGAGACGGCAGTATCAAATTTTATGTCGATTGACGAAACGGAATCGAGTCTGATTTATCCCTCGCCCTCCGGCTGGGTAACGGCAAGAACGGACAGCGGTAAACTTACCGATTCCAATGCGAAAATTATGCTGCCTATGCCGATTTATAAGGTTAAGCATTTATGGGTTAATCTTGATGAAAATGCGAGCCGGGTATTGATAAAATATCGAGTTGGAGATTTAACGGTATTTAAATGGGGTACTAATGGAGATGTAAGACCGGGACAGTATATAGGAATATTAGATATTATAAATAATATAAAACCTTTCGACGAATGGAATTTAATACCGCTTACCGATGAGGTAAGTGATATTTCGGTATTTCAGCAATCAACTTGCTTAGCGTATGAACCGGGCGATAATTATATCGATTTAACAATGAATTTCAAACGTCGTCTTTTGGGATATACTTATGTTACGGAAAATGCTATTAAAAATGCTATTAAAACTTGGTTTTTAGAAACACAGCCGGAAGGAGTTTTAGGGGTGGCTACATCCGTTGATGATGTATCTTTTTTAGATAATCCCAATCTTTGGGATTTTAATTTCAGAATAGAGTATGTGCCATATACCGGATTTGAAAAAATCCGCTCGGAGAAGATGTATATAAACGGAAACTTTGAAAGAAGAACATTACCCTATGCGCAAAACGCCAAAATAATAGACAGCCGGCAATACGGTCGGAAAATGTGGGGAGAAACCCAGCGGCTCGGAGTGGGTGAATGCGAATTTATAGTGAGCTGCGAAAAGGTAAACGATTTCCCGAGAGTGGGGGATAAGTTTAAAAATAAAATAGTAACACGCTGTGATTACAAGGTAAAGGGAACAAAATACATAGATGTTAAAGTTATAGCAAGCGAAAATGTAAACTTTATGAATGACCGAATAGGCATAAACAAAGAATACAGAGTCTATGATATACCTTTACAGGCAGATGTACGGAAAACGCTTGCAGTAAATGAATATTGGCTTTTCAGCAGAAGCGGGAATAAAACCGATGAAGGCGGAAGTACGTCATATTTAAGAGCACAGGCGCGTTCTGTATTCCAGAGACAAAAGGCAGCGAAAAACACTAAAATTACCGTAGCTCAAATGCAGATGTGGAGCGGAAGCGAAGAGTATTCGGAAAGCGGTAATAACGGTAGTACCGTACTTATGAATTTAAGTTCGATAAGTTTCGGAAAGTCTATGTTATTCAGCGGCAAAATGCAGGATAATTATTCGGCAGGAGTAAGAGAATATGCAATCGCTTCGGGAAAATACTGTTCAGACGTGGATTATACGGTAAACGGAGGCGGAGATTATGTGAGAATCTATGTAGGAACCGATGTAAGCGGAACAACTCATACGTTTCCGTTGCTTGATACTTCCGGAATGCCGGTTATAGATACGCCGTGGATTAATGATATTCCGCAGTATCATTACAGGGCTAAGTTCGACATTATTTCCAGAAAATCCGTTGGTGAACAGATTGCTTTTAACTACCAGATACACGGTATAACAGATGACCAGGACATAATCATAGGAGAAGCATTGTTTTTCAACAATCCGCTTGTAAGAAATTACAGTGAAAACCGAACTTTTAAACTGTGGAATTTGAATCGCAGTGTAAATATGTTTGTCAGAAAAATCAATGAATTATACGGCGAAATATCCAGCGGTACATTTTCAACAGCCGACGGAAGCGAAATTATAGTAACAGGCAGTTTTAATAAAGGATGGGCTATAACTGATGATGAAGGTAATTTATTATTGGCTGAAAATTTTGACGGGCATAATGCTGTAACTATAAGACACATATACAATACATTCAGAGCTGAAAGATAGGAGGTAATATGAATATTTCCATAACAAGAGACGGAATAGATATAGACGAAGTAAAAATTATCGGTAAAAGCGAAATATATCAGAGTTCGACTTTAGTAAAAAGAATCAGAGCGGATGTAGAATTGCTTACCAATGAAATGCTTTATGTATCTTTCGGTTATTATGACGCTATGGGCGCTTTAGTAAATTATACTAAGCGCCCTGTTTATATGACCGAAAAGAAAGACAGCAATAATAAAAGTTATTATGAAGCTATTATCCCGAATGATGTTATAAAAGACAAGGGTGAAAAAGCGATGTCTTTTGTCATTTTATATAATTCCGGTAAAAATGCGAACAATGAAGATGTATTCCGCATTACGACTTCAAAAATTATTAAATTCAGTGTAATCGAAACATTGAATTATGATTTCGGGTTTGTTTTAGAAGTGGATTCGGACAGAATAGAAAAGATTGAAAGTGATATAGAAGACTTAAATAGCAAAGTCGATTCCCTGGAACCGTGCGATTGCCCCGATATGGTTTCATTAACGAATCAAGAAATATTAAATATTTTAAACGGAACTGATTAGGAGGTTTAATATGGCTACAAATAAATATGTAGATGATGACGGGTTATTGTTTTTTTGGCTGCAACTAAAGAATACAAAAATACCGATTAATAAAGCTATACTTGATACGATAACCGCTGAAAAAATAGCGAATTGGGATGCCGGCGGGGAAGCTGCCGACGAATTGGATGCAGTAAGAACCACAGCCAATAATGCTGCAAGTGCGGCAAGTACAGCCCAAACAACGGCAGATAACGCTGCAAGTGCGGCGAGCACGGCTCAATCAACGGCAAATGAAGCTAAAACGCTTGCACAGGGAAAAAGCAAAAGTTTAGTATATTTAAACATTCAGGCAATGGTCCAGGGATTAAATGCTCTCGGTCCGGGTGAATTAAAGATGGGTGATAACGTTTTTATAGTAGCGCTTGAAAGACCTGATTTCTGGGTTAATACTGTTTCAAGTACATCATATACTTATAACTATACTACAGACGAAGCATTAATTGAAGATTCCAAAGCGGCAAACGGCGTTCAGATAGGATATTATTCGCTATCTATGCTTGAAACGCAGAAAGTAAATATACCCGCATTTGAAACCGATTCGGGGAATTTAAAAGCTAACGGAACACCTGCATTAGGTAATTCAGGCTTGCTTGTAAATTCCGACCATGTACACCCGCATGATTCGGATAAAGTGGATAAAACCACAACTGTAAACGGTAAAGCGCTTAGCGATAATATAACATTAACGCAGGACGATGTAGGGGACGGGACGACTTATAAAAGAGTAACTTCTGAAGAAAAAGCAACCTGGAACGGTAAACAAAATGCTTTGACATTTGATTCTGCTCCGACTTCGGGAAGCAGTAATCCGGTAACATCGGGCGGGATATTTACCGCTGTTAATTCCCGCGTGCCGAATACAAGAAAGGTTAACAACAAACCGTTATCAGAAGACTTGGAGCTTACCCCGACAGATATTGGTTTAACCCCACTTACCAATGCTGAAATAGAAAGCATAATGGCTCAGTAGAAAAATTATGAGTAATTATATTGATAAAGATAATTTCGAATTTATTTGGGATAAATTGAAATCGTATATAAGTAATCAAATCGGAAGCGGTGGCGGTGGGATTACTGAAATCGCGGACCAGTATGTTCGAATATGGGATTTAGACGAGGGCATTTATCAGTTAACCTATGCCGGAACAAAGTATATATATTATAACGGTTCGGCAGGTACAACTACTGTAACTATAAGCAATTCAACGGGTAAATGCTTGCTGTTTGTAACATCTTACAGCACGACAAGCAAAGGTTGGGAATGCCATTATAATAACACTACTATAAGTTATATAGTATTCGGAAGAACATCAAGCAGTTCAGGCAGTTATGCTTCAAAAAATTTAAATTATATTCCGACAGAAAACGTAGAACCGCCCGTGTATTCAAGTTCACAGTATGCCGTTGGTTATTATTATGGCGGTACAAGCGGAATATCGTCTTTGAACGTATCTACATATTTAAGGGACGGCGAATACGGATTATGTATAAAAAGTACAACAACAGGCATTCCGTATGATTTGACGGAAAACAAATGGGTACATTTAAAAACGTATTCCTCTTATTATACAAACAATGCAACGTATGCACCTACTATTAAACAGGATTTATTTGTTACGGAAGATAACCGAACATTTACAAGATTTGTAACTTATGCAAGTTCTACAAGTATAACATACGGCGATTGGATAGAAACAACCCCAGGGGATGTTGAATTACCGATAGCAAGCGCAAGCCAATTAGGCGGTATTAAAGTAGGCAGTGGGTTATCAATAAATGCGAGCGGAACATTAACAGCTAAGGCAAATGTGCTGTACCCTAATAAAGTCATTTCCGCAGGAACAACGGATGCATCAACCTTTGTAGCCTATTCAGAGTATTACTGGATGATATTACCTAAAATGAATCCTACAGCTACTATAACTTTTACATATGGCAGCGGAAGTACATTGGAAAAAACGGCGTCCGTAGGAAAACCATTAATGATACACGCATATACAGGAGCGACAGGCGGAGTGTTCCAGCTTGCAGGTTTAGGGGATGAAACACCGTCATATGTCTATGGCTATTCTACATTATCCGCTACGCCGGGCAATGACATAGCAGTATATTATATTTCGCCGGCAGCTTAAAAAGGAGGTTAAAATGGAAAACAAATATCTTGACAACGAAGGTGTTGCCATATTAAGAACTTGGGTTCTTGATAAAATAGCACAAAACAGTGAAATAAAAAAATTACCGGAAGAAAGTATAAGAATATGGGAATTATCAGAAGGAATATATCAATTAACATATTCCGGAGATAAACACATTTATTATAATGGGGCAAGCGGCACAAATTATCAGACTATATATAATTCAAGTGGTAAATGCTTTTTAGTGTTAACATCTTACAGTAATACCCATAAAGGATTTTTTATATTATATAATTCTTATGGGGAATCTTATTTGGATTTTGGCACAGTTGCAGAAACAGCAGGAAAATATATTTCAAGAGACTTGTCTTATATCCCGACTATTTCGGGGATAACTGCAAACAAATTAAAACCTTTAGCAAAAATATCGCCGTCAGGTTGGTACAAGCCTCCTGAAGAAAAATATATATTAATAATCTATCCCGATAACGATTCTCCGTTATTAAGCGTTACTTTGGGAATGCGGCGTTCAACCGATATAAGTGCTTCGGCTATGCCGAAATTATCATTCGGCAATCCGCTTATAATATACAGAGATGAAGACGGTTATATTTATTATGTTAATCAAGGAGAGAGCACTCCGACGGCTTTAAGTACAAGTGCACCTTTTAATGCAAGTAATGGACAATTTGAAATTTCTCCGAATTATAATTGTTCCGTGTATTGGTTTAATGTATAGGAGGAAAAAATGAAAATATATTATCAGAAAAACGAATTCAATAAAATATCAAGTTACAGTTTTACGGAAAACGATGGAATGCTGAGCGCAGATATAACCGAAGAAGAATATCAATTGCTCGAAAAGCATTTAGGAAACTGCGCAGTGCGTGAAACTGAAAACGGCATAGAATTATATTATGCCGAATTATCTCAGGAAGAACAGAACCGATTGACCGCGATAAGGCAAAAAGCGCTGCCGTATGAGATAAGAGAAAGAAGAAAAGCGGAATGCTTTCCGTATATAAACAGAGGGGAGTTGTGGTATAAGAATTTAAGTGAAGAACAAAAAACGGAACTTGAAACATGGTATCAGTCTTGGCTTAACGCTCCGCAAACGCTTACTGTACCGGACAAGCCCGAATGGCTTGAATAAGGAGGAGTTATGCAGAGATTTGAATATGTGTTAAACGAAACCCATAGAGGGGTGTTGCAGCAGAAAGAACCAATATTTTACGAAAATGCGGATTCAATTCAAATAGCTTTTTATTTTAAATCCAAACCGTCAAAAGATTTAAAATTGAAAGCTATTTTTATTAACGACAATGGAACATCTTCTCCTGTAGATATTGACGATTATAAAACGGTATCACTACCAAAAGCGGTGATTTATAAGCAGAAATTAAATGTAAATGTAGGAGCATTTGATTATACCGGTAAATTAGTTGAACTTTGGAAATGTCAGCCGATTATTATTAGTTCACTTAATACCCCGTTAAACCAAGTAAGCGAATTATCACCGGACTTTGAAGAACTGTTCAACATAGTAAAAGAGCTTCATTCGCAAGTGGGAGAGCTTATTGAAAAAAATAAGGAAATTACCGTGAGACTTGAAGCAGCTGAAAATAAACTCAGCGAAGTTGGATTCAATTTAATTTAAAAGGAGAAATAAAATGAAGAACTTTAAAAAGATATTTTTATTCATAATTGTAATGATGATTTTAATAATTCCGTTTGCCGGCTCTATAGCATATGCCGAAGAAACAGTCGAAACAGTAAACACGGATAATCCTACCTTTTTTTCGCGCATTTATGAGTTCCTTTATTGGCACTACAACGAAATAGTTACTACGTCGGGAGTGCTTGGAATACTTTTCGTAATTATAAAGAACAGTCGTATGGGCAAATGGATTACTAAATGCATATCAGGCAATCAGGCCGTAGCTTCAGATATGAATTCCGTAGTTAAAGTTATTAATAATCTGATTGCTGAAAACAACAATAACAGCCGGGAATTAACCGCTGTTAAAGCAATGCTCAATGATTTTAAAGATGAGCTTACGATTAATTACAAAAATAATAGCGAAGAAAAAAATATGATGGTTTTACTTGCCGAAATGTTAAAGATTATCTCGGACAAATCAAAAATGCTTGATTCGGACAAGGAACTGATAACAAAAAAATACTTGCAAATTTCGGAAAACGCAGTGGGAGATAAAATGGAGGAAGTATGAATAAAAAGAAGTTAATATTGCATTGGACGGGGCTGTTGTTTTGCATAATTCCGCCAGTTACGGCAACCCTCTGCCAGTTCCCCTTATGGGTGGAAAAATCGTCAGAGAGCACGGTTTCCGGGCTTTGTCTGCTCTTTTTGTTTTTGGGCTGCATTCCGTTTTTGAAAAGTATAAAACAATGGCTTAAGAATCCGTCAGTATGCGTGATGTGGATTATCTTTGCCGTGCTTATGGTTTTACTGGTAAATATAATCGAACAGATGATTATAATTTCTGTAGTGGGCGCTATAGGCAATATAATAGGCGCGGTATTGTTTTATTTTGAAAAAAGAAGCGATATAAGGGAGACAGAAAATGGAAGAAATCAAATCGAAGAGTGAAGAAGTAGCCGAATCCGGAATATCTTCTCTGGGCAGCGTTATAAGAAGCGGTAACGATTTAAAGAGAAAAACAACCACAGGCATTAAAAATAATATGAATTTACTGTCTATGATTGCTATATTTATTATATCTTTTCTTATCGCATTAGCCGAATATAATTTTTCAGCCGATATAGCTTTAAAAGACGTAGCTCTAAATACACTGATTAATACCCTTTTACTGTGGTTATGCTCATATATAATATTCCTTTTAGCCGATAAAAGCGGAATATCAGACGGCAAAAAAACGAAGGAATATATCGCTGCAAAAGAAAAATTCCAGAAAGCGCACGATGAATTTATACACAGCGAATATTCAGAACGGCTCAACGAATACTGTGAGTATTATGTTGCGGAAGAGCTTAAATTTTCCAGAATTAACATATTAACAGGTACGGGAATAAAATATAAAACATTTGAAGAAAAATATTTGAATTTATCCAAAGAGGAAATAAGTTCACTGCCGTTGTCGGATTATCATAAAAAAACTCTCATAAAAGCTATCAGTTTAAAGCCTGTTAGTCTCAGTGCAGACAGTCTTTTGAAAATGGATAAAACAAGCTCGAATGATAGAACTCCCTTGCCTGTTTCCGCTTTTGAAAAGCAGAAAAAAGCAAAAAAGAAAAGAGCCTTTTCTACAATATTAACTACGATGTGTATATGTTTCGTAGCTTTTAAAGATATTTCTCTTACGTTTAACGGAATAATAACCGGAATTATAAAAATGCTTCCGATAATATTTAATGCTTTTATGGGTTACCAGGAGGGATATTCCGCTATGCTTGAAGATGAAATAGCATATTTAGATACCAAAGCGGATATATTGACTAAAGCGCTAAGTTATTTAAAAAACAAAGATTTTACACCCCTTAATGACGGGGTGTAAATAATCTCAATTACATATATTTTCAGATTATACACCTTTTTACTTTGCTAAATTATATATAAAATATTAAAATTATACAAAAATAGGGGGAAAGGGGATAAAAATGATACAATTAAATATTCGTAAGATATTAAAATATTTGTTTTTAATATTAACTATAGTAATGTTGGTAGTAACCATAGTATTTTTTTGCCAACCTTTGCATTTCGGAGTTTTTCGTCCTGTCGGAGATAACAGAAACCATTATAATATAAAGTTCGTATCGAAAAATAATATGTATTATATTATTGAAAACGGCGTTACAACAGATATGGGCTTTTATTTCAGAGAAGCTGATTCCGACTATATAGAGATAAAAAGCGCAAAAACAGGATATTCATCCGGTGGCGCGGTAATTAATCCGTATAGATACAGAAACGGGGGAGATTTTGTAAACAAAACAGCAATAACTAAAAGCTTTATTTATCCAATAATAACAATAATATCTGCTGTAATAGCTTTTTCGCTTGTAAAATATGAGTTAAAGAACAGGAAGAAAAATGGAGTTATAAAAATGAATAAAAAAACATTAAAAGAAAGATTAAACAATAAAACGTTTAAACAAGCTTTTACAAGTGGTATAATATTTATAATAGCTGTAGTTTTAATAATAGCTTTCGTTATTCAGCCTATACATTTGGGAACGTATTATTGCAATGAGTATATTAATGGTGAATATATTAAGAATGCATATGATTTTCGATTAGTTATTAAATTTAATAAAAAAGTAGTTGAAAAACATATTGAAAATGGTGAAATAGTTGAAAATAATTGTGATTATACGGTGCGCAAAGATTACGTAACAAATGAGCCCGTTTTATATATAGAATACGAAATCGGAGCAGGGCGGATATTTTATAAGCAATCTAATTTTTTTGTTAAAAGCGGTTCGATGAATTACATCAACTACTTTGCACTTACAAGATTAATAATTTACATAATAATATCCGTAATTTCTCTAACAATACTTATTTTTAAATTAATAAAATATCGTAAAAGTCAATTAGTATTTGACACAGATAAGCGAACTGGAAATGATTTAGCGTAATGATTTGGGTTTAAATTTAATATGAAATTGTAAAATCAAACACCGTCCTAAAAGGGCGGTGTTTTTTATTAATATTTATATTAACGGAAAGATAAAAAGTTTTAATTTAATAAAATATATAAATTATTTTCATAAATTTTGAATAAAAAATGCAAAAATAAATATAATAATGTTTAAAATGAGTATAATTATGTTGACAAATAAATTTATGTCATATAAAATAATATAAGAGGTGTTATTATGCTTATTAATTTTAAATTTAAGAACTTTTTATCATTTGCGGATGAGTGTAGTTTTACTATGTTAGCAAATAAAGATAATGAACATGAAAATGATTTAATACATTTGAATAATAGTAGACTATCTAAAGTAAGATTGATTTATGGAGCAAATGCTTCTGGTAAATCATCATTTATAAAGGCTATATGGTTTGTATCTTCTTTTATAGCTAATTCTAATTTATTGTTAAATAATACTGAAATAAATGTGGTTCCATTTAAATTTTGCGATGATTGCTATAATAATCCTTCTGAATTTTCAATAACATTTATTAAAGAGGGCCTTAAGTATAATTATTCTTTTTCATGTACGAGATATAAAGTAATAAATGAGAAATTGGAAATTTATTATTCTACTAAAGCGACGAAAATTTTTGAAAGAACTAATACAAATGAATATAAATTTAGTCGGGATAAAAAAATATTAAACGAATTAAAGGAAAAAAATTCAGACAATAAATTATTTTTAGTTACATCAGCAACTTGGAATTATGATAAAACAAAGCCAGTAGTAGACTATCTGCTTTATACAATTTCGCCTATAATAAATCTTGATGCTTATAACAATATAAATATGAATAAAATAATATCTAATAATGAATTAGAAGAATTTAAAAAATTCTGTCTTAAAATCTTAAATGATGCAGATATAAGTATAAATGATTTTTCAATTAAAACAATTAAGATTAAAGATATAAAAGATGATATTGATATAATATCAAATATAGTTAGATTAATTACAAAAGATGACGAAGATTCGGTAACAGGCATTATAAATAATGCAAATGTATATGAATTTTCAACTTATCATGATATAATATGTAATTTAGAGAAAAAAAGATATAGTTTATCTTTGGCAGAAGAATCTATGGGGACAAATCAAATATTTAAATTTGCCCCTATACTTTACTATGTATTAAAAGAAGGAAAAGTATTATTTATAGATGAAATTGATAGAAGTTTACATCCATTATTAGTAGAAAAGATAATAAATATTTTTAAAAATAAAGATATTAATGTAAATAACGCTCAGTTAATTGCAAACACGCATGATACAAATTTATTGAATTTAAATATTTTAAGAAGGGATGATTTATGGTTTACTGAAAGAAATTATGAAACTGGTAAGTCTGAGATGTATTCTTTATCAGATTTTTCTCCAAGAAAAAAGGAAAATATTGAAAAATCGTATTTGTTAGGCAGATTTGGTGCAATTCCATTTATTAAGGAGATTTAATATGCCTAAATCGACAAAAGCCAACTTTAATAAAAAACGTAAGCCAATTATTTTTTTAGTATGTGAAGGGAGAAATAAAACAGAAAAAACTTATTTTAATCATTTTAATAATAGAGAAGCTGATTATAGATTAAAAATTGTAAATTCAGAAGCAACGGATATAGTGAGCATGGTAGAAAAAGCAAACAATATATTTATTGATAATGAAATAAATAAAAGAGCCGGTGAACATGTTTATTGTTTGGTTGATTTGGATTTAGATTCGCAAAAATTTCAACAATATCTTAAACTTAAGAATAAATATCGTAATGTAGAGATTATAGTTTCGAATCCGTGTTTTGAAATATGGCTTTTATATTATTTTACTGAGAATCCTAATGTTGTTAGTTCATCAAAAAGAGTAAAAGAATTATTAAATAAATATGTTAAAAATGGTGAATATTCAGAAAATATGGATATTATAAGTTTTATGAAATTAGAAAATCATAATTTAGCAATAGATAGGTCTGAAAAGAAAAATAATAAATATCATGGAGAGTTAACGTTGGATTTTAATCCTTATACTGAAATACATAACATTTTAAAACAATTAATTAAAATTAATTAGCAATAAAATAATTTGTTTATAGTTTTTAAATTTAAACACCGTCCTTTTAGACGGTGTTATTTAATTAATATTTATTATAAAAGATAAAAGTTTTTATTTAATATAATTTGTGGCATTATAGGGAGCGCAAGGGTTATGTAGATTTTTGCCCCTTTGCTCGGAACCGTACAGGCTTTCAACTTGTGGGCGTTTTTTTATATAGTCTTTATTATACTTACTCTAAAATATCTTCATAGTTAACATTAAAAGTAGTTGCAACAATTTTAATGTCGGTTATATCGAATATGCCTTTTTCATATCTATGTAATTTAGAAAGGCTGATATTTAATATTTTAGCAATTTCTTTTTTAGTTAAATTATATTTTTTGCAAATAAAATCGATATTCATAATTGTTCTCCTTTATATTTTATTATAGTAATTAGTGTAAAGTTAATTACAGTCGTAAAGTGTATTAAGTGTCAAAATTTGCAATACTTTGGCAAATCCACAATATATAGTATATTTAATTGCACATAATACACAATATATAGAAATGAGGCTGACTCTTAATCAGGGTGTCCGGGGTTCGAGCCCCCGATGGTGTACCATTTCTATTGTAAATCGGCTTTTTTTGCCTTTTTCAGGAGGTTTGAGCCGATTTTTTTATTGCTTTTTTTATTTTACAACCTTAAAATGCTCTCAAAATGCCGTAATTTTTCAAGCAAAAGTGTCAAAACTATAAAATTTAGTGTCAAATTTAGTGTCAAAAATGATTTAATAAAGTAGTAATTTTAAAGCAATTTTACGAAAAAATGCCGTTTATTTTATTAAATTGCTCATAAATGAACTCTTTTTTGACATCTGTGTAAACCTGCTCGGTCATCTCTAATGTTGCATGACCTAATAAATATTGCTTAACTTTTGGCGGAACACCGGCCTCGTCGAGTCTTGTAGCATAGGTGTGTCTTAGCTGATGAAGCGTTATTTTAAAAGGTAAATCGAGTTTTGATAAGAAAAGTTTACAAGCGTTATAGCTGAATGGAAATAGCCTATTTAACTCTGTTTTTGTTTTTAATTCTTCAAATAAATTTAGCGGCAAAGGAATAGCTCTGTTTCCTGCTTCGCTTTTTGGTGTGTTTTGTATAATTTCTTTTCCTTTTACGGTTACAATGTTTTTATTAATAGTAATAGTCTTTTGATTGATATCAATATCTTGTCCAGTTAAAGCAAGCGCTTCTCCTATTCGAATTCCTGTTTTTAATAAAACATTGAATAACAAATTATATTTACTGCCTTTAATCTTTTCTAAGAAAATATTTTGTTCCTCGATTGATAAAGCTAATATTTTTTTGGGTTTATGTTTTTTTAATTCAATACCAAGCATTGGATTGGAATTAATCTTTTTTGTAATATAAGCTTTTTTAAAAATTCCGTTTAAAATAGTTTTAGTTAAATCTTTAGTTCTTCCTCCCTCTATAGACAGCAAGAATTCTTGTA